ACTTCTCTATCTTATTCCAATTCTCATCCCCTACTTTAAGTTCTTGTAACTTTGGTTTAGCAGGTACAGATTGTTTAGGTATATCCTCTCCCGTCCACAACGAAAGTCCTAACCAGTGCATAGCAATAGCTTTTGCAGTTGCTCGTTGGATAGCTTTATTTACATCCATTGAGGTAATCTTATCCACCGGTATCGATTTGTTTCTAAAATCCATTACCGGTAAGTAATCTATATGTTCTATATCATTACAAAATACCCCTACTTTAACATAGGCACTCTTACCATCTGTAAAATAGTTTAAACCGGTATGGTCTGATTCATAAACTTTTCTTTGAGCAGTAGGATATACTTTCTTTAACATATCCCACGCGTTACTCCACGATAAATAATCCAATCCTCCTTTTTTTTCTACCAATCTTTTGATAGGTAGTTCTGATAATTTCTGATAATAATTTTTATTTGTTCCCATTTATTAATGATTTTAATTTGTTAGACACTTTGTTATACCTTATCAATATTCTTTCCCTTGCTTGTTTTAGTTTTTGAATATGTTTAAGGTTGTTATTATTATTTACTTCTAATTTTATTTTATTCTCAACCTTGTCTAGTTTGGTTTTAAAGTTAGTTAAAGCTATGATATGTAATCCTTGTAACCAACCTTTTGTTGTAAAAGTTTTATACTGAGACTTGTTAATTTCTTGATAAAAATCTCCTCCTAAAGTAGTGTTGAATATAACTACCTCATCTGTCTCATCATCCTTTACTATCTTTATACCACAAGATATTCTTGCTTGATATCCTTTTGCATCAAGGCAAGCACTATTGTTATCCTCTAAAGATTGAGAAAAAATATCCTCTAAACTATACATAGTTTTTCTGATTTAATTTTGAAAGAATAGGTTTATAATCTACATCATTCTCTATTTCTTTTTTCATCTTACCAATTCCGTGTAATACAGAAGAGTGAGTTATTACATACCCATTCTCTTCCATATAGTCCTGAATATATCTTACCCTCATATTCCTATGATAGCACATATAATAAAGTAAATGCCTAGCATCTACACACGACCTTTTTTTTGTTTTTGTAAAGAAATCCTCTTTACTTATCATAAATAAGTTGATTATCCTATCAACATACTGATTAAATATTTCTCTTTTCATTTGATTTATTATTTTAAAATTGTTATTTCTGAATCCCATAATCTTTGCTCTGCCTTTCCAATGGATTTATACCTTCTGTTTTTTACCTTCCAAATGTTATCCCCTTCGGTTTGGAGAATCTCTATATAAAAACCTCCCGCGTATTTTAATACACTTTGTGTTTCTTTATGTAGCTTTACCTTTGGGTAACTAAATGAGAAGTCCGCACGAGTTGTTATTCTACCGGTATCTATAAAGGTTTTAAACTCTAAGATATCTACTTCGGTCAATGATTGTAGGTGTTGAATAAAAAACTTATCCGGTTTCGGTTGTTGCTTTTCTATAATAATATCTTCAAGTATTCTACTTATAAATATATTATTATTCCCCATATCTTGTTTCATCTTTGTTTGATTTTAAATTAAACTTTGTTTAAATATAGTACAAATAGTTGGCTTTACCAAATCTTATTGCATCTTTTTAGTGTCTTTAAAGACACTTGAGTTTATTAGGTTTGCACACTTTTCAAGATAGCTTTCTTGGGCAGGATTATAACTTCCTTTAAACACATTAAAGTAATGACTATATTTTAGTTCTTGTTGTAATGTATTTATTAGGTTACCAATCCGGAGTCCTAACGCGGTGTTGTCATATCCGTGTTTATCCTCAAGGGTGTATAATAAATCTAATAACTCTTCTTTGGTTTCTTTATTCATAGCTTTAATATTTTAAAAGATTTTTAGTTTGAATATGTTCTATGTTGTTTAACATCTTGGTTACCTCTTCCGGAGTGTAATGATAATCTATCATTCCCTCATTCTCTATCCGCACAAGTAGTTCGTGGCAAGATGATAAACATTCATATCCCTTTATCTCTTTCCATCTTTTAATTACACTTTCCTCGTTTTTAAAATAAGTTTGATTCGGATTTGCCTTGTAGTCCTCTATACTTTGGTCGTCCCAAACAGATTTTACTATCCTCCCATCTTCTATGGTGTAATAGGTATCTCCCTCTCTAAAAGGATATCTTTGATTGTTAGTTAGTTTACTATAATAGTAATCGTAATGAACATCAAAGATTGATTGAGCTTGCTCGGTATACTTGCTACCAATAAACTCCTCTGTGTTCTCCTCATAAATTGTTAGTCCTTTAAGTTTAAAGTCTATTATTAATTGTCGGTGTGCTAATCTTGTAGCCACTTCCACTGCATTGATTTTTATTTCCATTTTATTTAAATTTAGTTAATGTTAATTGTTTATAAATGTCCTCCATATTTCTCTCCCTCTATATCATATCTCGTTTCGCTTTCTGATTCCCTTTCATTAAAGTTAGACTTGTGATAATTATTTGCATCATAGTCTAGTCCGAATCCAAACTCATATCTTGCTTCACTCATTCGTTGGTCTAAATCATCTGTATATAAATTCTCATTCTTAAATAACCACTCTGCTACATCTTCTTGTTTGATATGTTTAGGTATAGGTATAGTTACCTCTGCATATTTATGATATACACTCCTATTTGATATTGTTACTAATCTTTCTTTTTGTTTATTAAATTCTATTTCATTTATAACTTCTTTCACATCCCTTTCAGTAAGATTATATAAAAATGTTATAAATTCATTTACATTCTTTACATTATGAATATCTAAAAATGCTTGTAAATCTTGGGGGTACATCTCCCCTATTATTGTGATTAATTGCTCCATTCGGTTGTCAAATTTTCTTTCCATAACTTATTTATTTAATTGATTATTATCTACTGCTATACCTTCTATGTGTTGGGTTAACTTCTCTTTCATATACGGTATGTCTAATGTATTGAGTAATTGATAGGTTGATATACTGATAGTTATATCATTACCATTACTATCTATTGCTCCTATTAATGTTTCCTCTCCGGTACACATAAATGTATGTAGTTCTTTTAGTTCCATATCTAATTATTTTTTAACCGGATATTTTACATATCCATATTCATAAAATTGTTGCTTCTCGTACTCGGTGTACTCTCTTGGTTTTGTGGTGTTCTTTTTTTTCATATCAATTTAATTTATCTTTGGTTAATACTATTTTTAATCTCATTTGAAATACTTTCCTGATGTGTCTTCAAAGACACAAGTTTCTTTTTCATTTCATTTAATTTATCTATCTCTTTGTATAGACTCTCAATTTGCAAATCTATATCCTCTATATCTGCTCTCGATATTCTATCCCAAAAATTATCGGATATATAATTATAATTATCTCTAAAATATTTATTGAATTTTATATTACCCTCTAATGTTTTTGTATAGTATATTAGGGTTGTCCTATCTCTGCTTATTTCTTTCCCACTATCCTTGAGACTCAGTCCTAACTCGGTGTTTAATATTGAGCCTATTATATTTCTCGCTATCGCTACCTCTTTAGGTTTGTCATAGCTTAATATCTGCTCTTTAGTTACTCCCATTTTTTCCTCGGCTATCTCAAACAATAAATCTATTTTATTTTTATTCTCTGCTACCATTTTATAAATCTTTTATTATCAAATTATTATATGTTGCTACTTCTTTTATATAATCATCATCAAAATCTAATGTTCCTTTATACCATTGTAATTTGATTTCATTATCCTCGTTAGGTAATATGTATTCCTCTACAAAATTATCGTATGATATTCTATGCCATTTATTCATAATCTAAAATTTAAAAAGTTTATGTTTCGTTCTTTTGAACTCATCAGCACGAGTACACACTCGTGGACATAGGAAGTGTTAGACAAACACTCCCTATTAGTAGGGTAAAAAATAGCAAATCCCCTACTCACCTTTTAGCACTTCCCTTTCATCATACCAAGTATCACACCGGTTACAATGATAAGCTCCAAAGTCATCATACTCTAAATCGCAGAAACACATTACACAATAAGGTTTATTATCCTCTTCAAATATATTATCTAAACTATTGTCTGTCTCCTCTATAATTTTACACTCATCTTTGACTTCACTCCAACCTACTTGTCGGGTGTCGGGTTTCCACGCGGGTGTGTCTCTGTGCAAGTCGTACCCCGTGTGCCAAAAAGGGCGGACACTTTGTGTATAAGTAGAGTGTGTAGTCATACCCCCAACAAACTCTTTCTTATTAAAATATAGCCAACACTTTAGTGTCCTACCCTTATTCATTTTAATCTCCACTTCCTCGCGGAAGTACCAATTAGGGTGTCCTTCCAATTTGTCCAACGAATCAAGGGTAGAGTTAGATACTTTGAACACATCAACATTAACATTCTTTCCTTTCCCCTTTGCTTTTAAAACATAAGGCAATCCCTCTATGATAAGAGGGTACTTGTCCTTTGTCGTTCCATTACCTAAGTATTTAGAACTTCTTAGGTAGTGGTGGTAGTTACTATGGCTTTTCTTTAGTGTACCATATACGGCTACTAAATTGTCGCGCAATACATTATCTTTAGAGTACCATATACCATTTTTATGAGTATACATTTCTCTATTATATATTTGAAAGCTACGAGTCCTAACATTAACAGTGACAAACCTTGATATTTCTTTCTCAAGTCTTTCTTTCCATTTATGTCTCGGCATATTGCCCAACTGTCGCGCTAGCACTTTACTGTCGCATTCCTTTTGGTTACCCAATCCGTGAATCGTTCCGTTCATCATTAAATACTCATCTTTATTATTTCCGCACTGAAAAGGGTGGGTGTTTTCTTTATTCACTTTCCCAATAGTCGCGTATCTAAAATGAGCAATAAAAGGTCGCTCGGTATATAGTTTTAAATATTCTTTTGATTTATGGTAAGATATCTCGAAAGTATCTAACCAAATAATCCCCAATCCGTGAGGATTAATTTTTGCAGAAGTTTTTAAGGTTTCTCTTGAAATCTTTTTATCCTTTTGCTTGATAATTATTATACACATTTGTTTGATTTTAATGAGTAGTGTCTTTGAAGACACTGCACTCGTTTAACATTATTTATACGAATATAAAACATTATTTAGACAATTCCAAATAATTATTTAATTCTTTTTATTTTTGTTTTAATTAATTTTACTAATAGACTTGTATAGACTCTTTGCTCTAGACAATCTCCATTTTCTTTATGGTTTATTAATATCTCGTTTAATTTTTGCTGTTCGCTTATACTTAAAGTTTTCATATCTATTTATTTTAATTGATTAATATATATTTTCATACTCTATAACATCATACACAAGTTCAGTCATCTCTTCCTTTAAATCTTGTTTTAACAATTTAATTGTTTGTGTTTTAATTATATTAATTAAGATTAATACCGCTATTATACAAAATAGTATCGGTATCGGTTTTAAAATTTTATCCATAACTTTATTTATTTTAATTGATTAATATTTATTTTAAGTTCTACTTTGTTGTATCATCATTCGCGCTCCTCTAGTGTAGTGTCTGTCGCTACTTTGAGATGGTAACCATCTCACAATCTCCTCATTAACTTTATTCTTTACAATCATCTTTCTAAATCCTCGCGCTAGTCTTTTTAACTCATTCACTTTATCTACATCTCCCTCGTACATATCAAGGAGTATTTGAGTAATGGCATTTAAAAATGTTTCATGTGTCGCTCTAGGCTTATTGATACTAAAGTCTAGTAGAGTATAAAATAACTCGTATCTCCTTTTTAATTGGTTGACAGATGTTACTCTAGAGGGTATTCTAAACTCTAAACAGTGTCTCTTTGCGGTTGCTAGGTTGTATTTATGATGTCTGTTACTTATGCTTAAAGCTCCGTTCATTTGCTCATCTGATGTTCGCATACTAGCATTATGTCGGCAATAAGAGTTTTTTAATCTATATCTAAATAAGGCTAGCACTATTCCGGAGTAATTTCTTACTTTTTTCATCAAATCATCTCCACTCATTCCAACTACCCCAATTGATATATGACCACCACAACCGGCACTACTAGGAGAATACCTATCCTCTATTATCCTTTCGGCTTGATGAAACATATTAAAGACCTTATTTCTCCATACACTAGGTTTAACTAGAGGTAATATATTTGTTACCGCTTCATACCCACAAGATGAATCTGTTTCGAATCCGGCAAATAATGGGTACTCTCGGACGGCTCCCCTGTGTAATCTCCTTTTTTCTATTTCAAATCCTATTGTAAATTTGCTAGATATAGAGTCAATATTTTGCGCTTCAGCTATATTTTGTCTATCTGTTACTCTAGTCAAGCCGGCTACATCTACTTTTGAAGCAATATTTAAATCTCTTATACCTACTCTGCCACTATGATGATAATTTCCCACATAAGCGCGTTCAGTGTTATTTTCATTGAGGTACTCTACCCCCTCTCTAATCATTTTTCTTGTTAATTCCATTTGCTATTTTTTTAATTTAATTAACTCTGTTTCTGCCTTTTGGCTTCATCAGTACCGGTACACACCGGTAAACAGAGTATCTTTAAAGACACTCTTATTTATTACACCTCTATTAAATTTCTGTTATGCTCTGTAATTAAATGGTCTTTTAATCTAGTAGCATACACAATAAACTCCTCTACATCTGATAAACTCATATTTGTATTAAAAATAGGCTCTTGATTATCTCCTGATATTTTAGCTTTTTTATCTCCCATTTTTACCTCAAGTAGTACATTTGGTCTAGTCCTTACCTCTGCGCTATCTTCTCCACTCTCAGCTGTACTGCTTGCGCTGTCATTCGCGTATTTTAAGGCATTCTCAAGGCTTCTAGACACATTCTCCCCTTGCGACTCTAGGCGCGTACATTCTCTCTTAAATCGCGTGATAACCTCTGTTTGCTCCTCTGCTACTGTGCCTAATTTAACCATCTTGTAGAAATACGACTTTTTCCATCCGAAAATTTTATTTCCGAATTGCTCCGCGTTCATACTTATACCGGCTATCCTCATTTCTTCCTTTCCACTATCTGAATTAAACCAATTAAATGATTTATACACCTCTTTTGATAGCTTAACAGTAGTATCAAATTTAGCCTTCTTACTGTCTGTTAATGTGGTTAATAATCCGTTGATTCTGTTAAAATTAACGCGACTGCTTCCACTGAAAAAATCGCGTTCCATATCTAATAAATTTCTCATTTTTTATATATTTAAATTAATTATTATTTATATCTTTTATCCTCTATAAAACTAAATTCTCTGATGGTTTTATTCTGTTTGTTCGGCGATGTAGAAACTAATCTAGTCACTAGATATCCGGCACTTGTATAACCTCGAGTAATTGTTTCAACTCCTCCCAATCTCCTCATATATTTTACCCAATCATCCGAAATTATATTTTTATAGTTCTGTTCTGTTATTACCTCTGTTGACTCACTTACAACATTAAATGTTGTTTTGGTATTTGGATTCTTTTCCAACCTTACCTCTGTTAATTCTATTTTTGTATTATTCATAATTTTGTCTATTTTTTGTTTGTTTATTGTGCAATTTAATAATAATTTTCGTTTAAAAAAATAAATTGATAAGTTTTTTTTCATTTTTTGTGTTTCTTTTGTGTTTTTATTGTTCATTACTCAGTAAATCAATTATTTACAGCTCTAAATATTATTATAAAATGTTTACGCAATATCAAAGGCGCGGAGGGTTTACCCTTTATCTGTGTACACCTTACACACATTTAAGGGTTAGTGTTACCTGTCATACATATATGAGGTAACAATAGTATCTTCAAAGACACTTACGCTCTATCTAACAGAGGGAGGAGGGGAGGAGGAGCAACAACGGAAGCGGAGGAGGGGAGGAGGGGAGGGAGGAACGGAGCGCAGGAGCAGGGGGAGAGGGTAGGTATCAGGGGGAGGGGTTACCCTCCTAGAAAAACGCCAAAAAATCCGGAAAAAAATAAACAAAATCATAACCCCCCCTCTAAAAAAAAAATTATTTTCCTTTAGGGGTAGTCAGCTGTATATCCATATATAACCCAAACACTACATATATCTAATATATTTTTTGTATCTTTACCTTATGGATGGATTAATAGTAAAAAACGGAAGACTTATAAATAATAGACCCACGTGGACTAATAGGACAGGAATCGAAGTAGCAGCACAAATGCGAAAAGAAATAAAGAGAGCTAAACAAGCTTCTACAATAGCTGATGGAATCTCAATGGCTGAGGAAAGAAAAGAGATGAAGGATTTCTTCAAAGGAATGCTATAGACAAATACCCTTTGTTTGATGATTGGATTAGGGAGCTTATGCTCCCTTTTCTTTTTTACAAAACTCCCATTAGGAATACTGCAATCATCATTACTACATATAAAATTGGTGCTAAGTTTATTTTCATAGTAGTAATATACACTACTAATGTTACAGGAATATGTCGTTTATATTATATTTATGTTAATAAATGCTATCTTAGTGTCGATTTAGTGTCGATATTAAAGATGTAAGTTATTGATAATCAAGAGTAGTGTCGAAAATGTCGAATTGGAAATAGATTTTTGTGCAAATATTTTAATATATATAAGAGGAAAATATATATATATATAGGGAGAGTGGAAAAGTAACATTTCGTCACCTTAGTTTTTTTTATTATATTTGCTTTAATTAAATTAAATACATTATGAATCAACAAGGTTACTCACCAAAGGATTTATTCTTTGGGACTAACGGGCGAGAGAAGCTTGTTAGTGGAATAGATAAAATTGCAAACGCAGTTAAAAGTACATTAGGACCCCGTGGAAATACGGTCCTTATAGAATCACCTAATCATACACACGGAATCACAGTTACAAAAGATGGAGTCACAGTTGCTAAGTCAATTAGCTTAATGGATGCTGTGGAAAATTTAGCAGTACGTATTATGAAAGAAGCGGCAGATAGAACCGCATCTTCTGCCGGGGACGGCACAACCACCGCCATTGTTCTTACTGAAGCGCTTGTAAAAAGTGGTATAAAGAATATTAAGGATGGGGATAATGCTACTGAGATATTTAAAGAAATGGTAAATGTTACCAATGATATTGTAAAGAAATTAAAGGCGCAAAGTAAAGCGGTTAACAAAACTACTTTAAAGCACGTAGCTACTATATCTGCAAATAACGATATTAAAATAGGAAAGATAATATCTGAGGTATATGGAAAGGTAGGAAAGAATGGAATAGTGACCGTGGAAAAATCCCAAAGTGCCGACACATACTTCGAGAGTACAGAAGGGATAAAAATAGACCGCGGTTACTCTTCTAACTTATTTATTAATAACCATAAGAAAGATGATTGTGTACTTGAGAATGCTCACGTACTTGTGTCAGATGCAGAGATTAGTAACATACTTACTATAGAGAATGTGTTAAAACCAATTATACAAGAAGGAAAAAAATTACTAATCATCGCTCCCGTGTCTGCTAATGTTTTAAATACTTTAGCCGCTAACGTAATGAAGAACGGTTTAAAGCTTTGCGTTATTCAACCACCAAACTTCGGATGGAAACAACACGAGCTAATGCAAGACATTGCATTGTCTGTAGGCGCTACTTACTTCTCAGAGAAAACGGGAGACGATTTAAGTATTATAGAATTTAAAGACTTAGGGTTAGTATCTAAAGTAATTGCATCTAAAGACTCTACTATACTACTTAGTACAGAAGATAGAGAAGTTGAAGGAGTAGATAAAAGAGTTAAGGAATTATGGGAAGCTCACGATAATAATACTAACAAAATAGAGAAAGAGTTTATTATGTCACGTATAGCTTCGCTTACAGGAGGGATTGGAGTTATATATGTAGGGGGTAATACAGACCTTGAGCAAAAAGAGCTTTACGATAGAGTAGATGACGCGGTATGCGCCGTTAGGTCTGCTATGACAGAAGGAATTCTACCGGGCTCAGGACTTGCCCTATATAATATTATAGATGAGTTAGAATTAAAGGATGAATATTCTGCGTCGCAAAAAATCGCTTACGCGATTTTAAAGGATGCTATGTCAGCACCTATTAAACAAATCTTAAAAAATGGAGGATTAGAACTTTCTACTATTTACAATACTATACAGGGATTAGATAAAGGTTATGGTTATGATTTAAAAAGCGAGACTTATGGGGACTTAATTAAATTAGGAGTTATAGACCCCGTGAAAGTTACTAAGAGTGCTTTACAAAATGCTGTGTCAGTAGCTGTAACCATATTAAGTACAAATGCCATTGTAACTATGGCTCGTTCAATTGAAACAAAATGAGAAGGTTATTAATAATATTACTCTTTCCGCTGCTGAGTTTAGCGCAGTTAGAGTTGATGGTAAATAATTTTTCACCTGAACACGAGTTTGTATTAATGAGTCAAAATGATTTACATAAGAGCGATGTGTATTTAATTGAATCAACTTTATTTAAATACGGAATGAACGTGCAACATAGTATATATGATTCAGTTAGAGATGATAATGGTTTGTATATAACACTGAATTATGGTAGAGGTTATCTTAAATTTGTTAAAGGTAAAGTTGTTCATAATGGAACTATTGTAGCTATATTCTCTTTTGATAATCAAAAAAAGATATCTAATAGAAAAAAAATAATTGATTTAATAATTAAAGAATTAAGTAATACAGATAGTTTATGAAACCAATAGGTAAATATATAGTAGTTAAAAATATAGAGGAAGAAATAAAAACCGCTTCGGGACTTTTATTATCAGGGACTGATGCAAGCCAACTAAGGTACAAAAAATCTACTGTAGTAAAACAAGGGACTGATGTAGAGAATATTAAAGAGGGAGATATTATATATTATGATACTCGAGCTTGTCACACTATGATAATAAATAATGAAACCTATACCGTTATTAAGGAAGTTGATGTCGTTGTTGTCGTATAAACTTATTCATTTCTTTTATCATATTACGATATACCTTGTCTGTATATGAAACATTTCTAGCAAACATAGGGTTACTTGTCTGACTTGTAGGGATTTCTTCACCATTTAGTTTTTTATAAATAGAGTTAATTACCTTCTTAGATTTAAATGATAAACAGTATAACGCTTTATTTTTACGGTCATACTTTCTAAATACTTTTATCCATCCATTCTTTTTTAAGTTTTCAAATCTACCTACATTCCAACTAAGTAGTTCATCAAATTCATTGAATTTATCTTTAGAGAAGTATTGTTCAGAGTAAAGAAAAAGTAATATATCTAAATCAGCTTGAGATAAATTGTATTTACTTTTGATGAAGTATCGTATAATTCTCCAATACTTTAGGTAGTCAGATTTCATATTATTTAATTTTAATATCTTTGTAGTTATAAAGATACGAATAATAGTATTTATAATTCTTAAAAAAGTATATTATGCCTAGAACAAAGTCCGATAAAAAGATGTTGAAAAGAATGGACAAAGACATCAAGAAGTACAAAAAGAAAGCAAAGAAAAAAGAAATGAAATCTTTACCTAAGTCTGATAGAAAGATGTTAAAGAGGATGGATAAAGATGCGAAGAAGTACAAAAGAATGGACAAGAGAGCTGATAGAGTAGAGAATAGAAAGAAAAAAATGGAAGCTCGTAAAGAGAAAAGAGGACAAAAGATAATAGGAAAAATTGAGTCCGGAAAAATGTCTGTTAAAAAAGGTAATAAAAAACTAACTAGACTTCAAAAGACTACTAAAAGAAAATCTGCAACAAAAGATAGGAAAATCAAAAGACTTAGAGCGGGAGATATATGGACACCTAACTACGCTATAAACACTAAGAAGAAACAACAAAGCAGAAAGAAGTTTAAAAAAATGCACGCAAACGGAAAGATATCTGATTTCACTCTTGATGTTTTATTAAATAGGTTAAAAAAATAGATAGTATGAAGACAAGCGCAATGCGAAAAAAAAAGAAAAGAAAAGAAAAAACTATCAGTGATAAAAAGATGTTGCGTATAATGGATAGAGATATCCGTAAGTATAAACGTCAAGATGAAAGAGCTGCTAGACAAAGAAAAAGAGCGGCTAATAAAGCGTCACGTCAATCAACGCGTGCGTATAAAAAGAATATGAGACGTTCTAAAAGAGCATATAGAAAAAGTATAAAATAACATTAAAAAAATATAACGATGGCAACAAGAATGGAAAAGCGTATAGCTAAGGCTACCGCTAAAGGAAAAACTAAAAAAGCTTCTAGATTGACTACCCGAGCTAAAAAAAGAACCGCAAGGGGGGGTACTAGAGCAGGTGTTGCTATTCGTAAAACGGTTAAAACAGCTAAAAAAATTCAAAAGAAAGTAAAAAGCGGAAAAGCTTATAAGACTTATAAGAAGGTTAAAAAGAAAGTAGATAAACTTAAAAACTCAAATTTAGTTAAGGTCTATAGAGGAGGTAAAGAGGTTTACAAGAATTTAAAGAAAGGTAATATAAAGGGAGCTTATACAACCGCAGCAAGTACAGTAAAAAACCTTAATAAGAAAAAGAAGAAAACTCCTAAAAAATAATTAGTATCTTTGTTTAAGTATGAGATTAAAGTTTGGAAGAAAAAAGAAAACCAACCCTATCTATGATAGGTATTATATGAACCCCACGGCTTTGATAAGGGACAAGGAGTCGGGTGCATCTGCTAAGGTTCACGCCAAACCTAAGCCGAAAACAAAAACAAAGAAAAAAGTGGTTAACACTAAAACGAAGAAAAGGAAAGAGTATACCCCTCAAACTCAACGTAAAAGATAAAAAAAGTATATTATGCCTACAGTAAAATATAAATGCGGAGACACAGGAAAGATGAAAACTAAAGTATTTCCTTATAATGCAATTGGTAAAGCGCAAGCGAGTGAATTTGCTAAAACAATGAAGGGGAGTATGAAAAACAATCCGGGGTATGGAATGGAGAAATCTATGAAAAGTACAGGTTATTAATTTTAAAAAATTATAAAAAATGAGTCAAGGATATAACGCAAGACTAGATGAGTCTTTAGGAATGAGACATAAAGGTTCTCATAAACAATCTTTCAAATCAAGAAGAAATGAAAGTAAAGCAATGTCAAAAAAAATGTATGGACACGCTTATGGTGCAGACCATAATATGAAGTACGAAGGAGTTAAAAGTAGAGTTTCAGCAGGTATAAGAAAATAAGAGATGAAGACAAGTGCAATGAGAAAGGCTACTAAAAGCCGAAGAACTAAGTCTAAGACTAAAACTTACACTAACCCTTTTACAGGAAGAACAAGAACTGTTACTAAATCCGGAAGAGGAAGTAGTAAAACTAAATCAGTTTCTATGTCGGGAGGAAAGAAAGGAAATAAAAGTAAATATAAAACAGGTTACTTTAGAAAAACCAAAAATAAACCTATGAGCTGTAGAATGTATAATAAAGGTTGTTAAGATGGCAAGAGAAAAGTTAGACATTAATATTAAGGAAAAAAACCAAGGTAAGTTTACATCTTGGGCGAAGAAGAATGGATTTAAAAACTCCTGTAGCGCTGCTAATGCAGTAATGAAAAATAAAAATAAATATTCTACACGTGTAGTTAAGATGGCAAACTTTGCCAAAAACTTTGGGTGTAGTAGATAATAAAATTAAATTATGGGAAAAGGATTAATATGGCTAGGACATAAAGTAGCCGACTTATGGATTAAGTGTATGACGTATTGGAATAAAGGTGTGTCATACTTAATGTTTAACGCAGTACCGTGTGGATGTAAGTGTTGTGACACTTGCTGTAAAGAGAAGGAGGATTGCTGTAAAAAAAAATAACCTTATGAAAAGTAGAGGATTAGGAGATACAATAGAAAAAATAACCAAGGCAACAGGGATTAAGAAAGTAGTCCAACAAGTCTCTAAGGCAACCGGAAAAGATTGTGGTTGCAATAAAAGACGAGATACTTTAAATCGCGTGTTTCCTTACCAAAAATAAAAAAATATGTTACAACAAAATTTTTTCCCCGGAAAAGCAATACAAGTTTGGTTCTTCAATGAGGGGGGCACATCTAAATTTGATGATGCCGATATTCCAAACCCAAGTTATATAGTAAAGGAGTTAAGTAGCGTTACTACAGGGGGAACAAATGCCACACTTATAGACGCTACAGCTACTTTTGTAGATGATATATCGGCAAATAAATTTGCTATAGGTGATACTGTTTATAATTCTAAAACCTTTCAATTCTCAAGAATTATTTCTGTAGATAGCCAAACTCAACTAACAGTATATGATAACACTTTTTTCCCCCCTGTGTTTGCCGCAAATACTTACCAAATATACAGGAAGTCTCCTTATGGTTGTGTACTATTATGTATACCGGGAGCAGATGGTGACCCTCTAGAAGTTACAGACTTAAATAATAATGTGTTGTTAGTTGGGCAAGGTATTGCAAAGTCTTATAACGTGCTACCATTTCAAGTTAGAAAAATAGTACACGGTAATACTGATGGGAAGGGTGAGATATTTGCTTTATTTCAATAATATGTGGACTACATCAACAACAGCGGGAAGATATATAGTTAAATATTTTATGTATAATGGCAAAACAAAAAGGATTTCAATTTACTCCAAACAAAAAGACTAGGCATCACAAGCACGCTAAAAGTCAAACTACTTTTAATAAAGGAGCACGAAACTATATTAAACAATATAGAGGGCAAGGGAGATGATTCGATTATTTTTATTTTTATTTTTATTAACAGGATGTGGAATTACTTACCCTGAATGGGAGCCTACACGTGTGTATCAACATCCAAGAGTTATATGGGTAGATTCTCCTCCTATAATTATTAAGCATCATAATTATAAGAAGTATAAAAAAAAAAAGAAAAGGAAATATAAACACAGAAAACATTAGTAGTAATGACCACAAGAAATATTATTTATATTATTATTATCCTGTTACTTGGAATCAAAATAAGTAATGCACAATTTTTTAAATACTCTACCTTTTATACTTCTATGAGTACGAACACAAGTATGATAGAGGGTCAAGATTATATAGCTGTATCTAAAGGATATGAAGAGACAACGGAAATTAACCCTTACGATTATAATCTAACTATAGGTATTCGTAAGATAGCACGATTTGATTATGAACAAAAACTTAAAACTTGGTACTACGGTACTGAAAAAAGTGTGGGAGATAATACTACTATCGGTAATAATAATGGGTGGGAGTATCTTTTTAATTTTTCTTTTATACGCAATAGGGGTGAAGTTTTTAATTCGCAGGATTTTTGGTTACGATACTTAGGTAATTCTTTAGTAGCTAAAATCCAATATAAAGACAATCAGCGAGTTAATTTAAAGTACACATCCGCTGATGTTCGTTATAGAGTAAATGCAGGAAAACTAGATTTTACTTTTGGTGTTTGCGCACGTACACACCCTGTATATCATATTAATCCTATAGAAGATTTTTGGGTAAGCGGGGAAAGTTCTTTTCAAGAATTAGCAGAAGATTTTGGTTACTCCACTGATTTTGTGCAAGGGAGATGGCATTGGTTTAATGATGGAGAATTGATTGCTACATCTAATGATGAGTTTTTTAAACACTATTTTGGTAATGCTGTAGCTAGTTATAATGAAAGAGAGATTGAAAAATTAGGAATGGTAAGTGAATTATCACTTGTGTTTGGAACATCTTACTATAAATACAGTTCAGATTTTTGGTTACATACGTGGGTAAATGTATTGCCCTATCACTACGGTGTCAATACATATAGTCATCAATATGACACTAACCCGGTAGATGTAGACCTAGGTCTAATAACAGGTTGGAAACTAACAAAAAGTTTAGGTATATTTGTAGAAGGGAATTATATGAAGTATTGGGATAAACCGGTATATGAGTGGACATTTGGATTTAACTATTTAATATTTTGAGTATGAGAAAATTATTAGTATTATTGTTATTAATTGTAAGTTATGGATTTAGTCAAACAAATTGTGAATTATGCGTGGAGCAAAACGGGTTTTATTGCGGAGACGATGAAGCTAATTGGACTTCTTATAGTCCACTTGGTTGTGTTCCTAATGGTTTTAATAATCTCTTATATCTTAATGACGGTTGGTTAGACTGTGTGGATGGAAGTGATGAAACAGGAGATGATGGTATACCTGCCGTACCTACTACTTTAGCTGATTGTAATGAATACAACGAATCTTGTGATACTGTATATGTAGATGTTCCTTTCTATATATACGAAACTATTTTTCAAACAGACACTATTTATCAAACAGAATATATTACACAAATTTTAATGGACACAGTAGAGGTGGAAGTCTTTGTGCCGGAATATATATTTGTGACAGACACTTTGTGGATGGAAGGAGCTATGTAGATGTAGTAGTATTTGACACTATAGTACAAACAGAATATATAGAGTTTTTTACAACTGATACTATTATAGAATACGTAGATATTATTTATACTGAATATCTAGATTGTGACACAGGACTTCCTTGTGGTACAACAGCACTTCCTGAATTAGTAAATCCAAACGAAGAGGTATACCCAATATATAGTATTGATGGAAAAGAGATTAACCGTCGAGAAGGATTATATATTGAAAACGGAGTTATTAATTTTAAAGTATATTAAGATATGAAGACATTGTTTAAAGATAAAAACGGACAATTAAGTTCAAAAAGATTATTTAGTTTTATTGCATTAGCATTATTTACTTTTGGTTTTTTTGCTAGTTTATTTGGTGGTTATGAAATCCAAGATACTTGGATTCACAGTTTAATGGTAATAATAACAGGTGGATTTATTGCGTCTGCCGCTGAAAGAAAAAGTTAATATGGCAACAGAAGTATCAGAAAACAGTAAGTTTGTATTATCCCTTAAATCTCTTGCGGCTATTATAGCTATAGTAGCAAGTTTTATCGGTATGTATTATTCATTAAGTATGGAAATAGAAGCGGCTAAGGAATTACCCGTGGTAACAATCCCTGACCCTGAAATAACAAGACAGGAATTAGATTTAAAGTTAGAGCTTATATCTACAACCGTAATGGGGAATGCAGAGAAATTAGATAAAATAGAAACGCAGGTAGAAAAGATTGAAGAGAGAGTTTACGAACTTAAATGAGATACTTTTTATACATATTATTGTGGGTAATACCTCATCAATGTCTGAGCCAATCGCTTATAACAAACACTGAATTAAAAAGAGCTCAAGCTTCCAATGAGCCAATAGTAATTGAGTTTTGGGCAGATTGGAACGATAGTAACAAATGTCAATTCTTAGGCAATCTTAAAGATTGTAGGGTGTACAGAATATGTATAGAGGAGAACCCTGACTTGGCAGAATCTTACAAGATTAAAGTATTACCCACTATAATAGTTTTTAATAAAACAGAAGAAATAAAAAGATATAAAGGAAATCTTCTTTTTAAATTAGATGTAGAAAAAAAAGAAATACAAAGTGTAGTAGACAGCCTTATAATCTCTAAATTTAGATAATGATACTATCAAAAAATTTTTCATTAAATGAATTCACTAAAAGCGTAACTGCTATTAGAAATGGTTTAGATAACGAACCTACTAAAGAACATATACGTAATTTACAACTCTTAGCTAAGTTTGTACTACAACCACTTAGAGAAGCGTTAGGAAAACCTATTAGAATAACCTCAGGTTATCGTTCAGAAAATTTGAACAAGCTGATAAAAGGAAGTAAAAAATCACAGCATTGCAAAGGAATGGCGGCGGACCTTCAATTTAAAGTTGATGGAGTAATGAATAATAAAATGATATGGGATAAAGTAATTGAATTAGAATTACCTTTTGACCAAATGATTAATGAATTTGATTATTCGTGGATTCATATTTCTTATAATCACGAACATAATAGAAAGGGTTTATTAGAGGCTTATAAAGAAAATGGTAAGACAAAATATAAATGGCATAAAATAGAAAAAGGAATATAATGGGAGTATTAGATAAAATATTTGGGGGAGGAGGTAGTAAGTTAGTAGAATCCGTAGGTGGAGTTTTAGATAATCTTACAACCAATAAAGAAGAAAAATTAGAAGCTAAAAGAAAATTAAAAGAGTTGGTAGCCAATTATCAAATTGAGGTAGAGAAGAATATAAGTGAGAGGTGGAAAGCTGATTTACAACACGGTAATTGGTTAACCCGCTCTGTTAGACCTCTTGTTTTAATATTCTTAATTGTATGTACTATGCTACTTGTGTTTATAGATAGTGGTAGTATAGAGTTTCAGGTAGAAGAAAAGTGGACTGACTTGCTACAATTAACCCTTATAACAGTTATAGGCGCTTATTTTGGCGGACGTTCAATTGAAAAAATAAAAAAATAATATTATGAATACAAAAAAGTTACAACAAATATCACGGGAGTTAAAAAAAGCTTCTAAGATGCACAAAGGTCAAGCAGTTAAAATAGATAAAATATTAAAATCTTTAAAAAATAAAAAGTAATGGCTAAAAAAATATGTTGGAATTATGGAAAGGGTAGATATTGTGGAACAGAAATATCTAGTATGGAAACTAAAACTCATAAGTTTGCACGAACAGAAAATGGTAAGATAAAAAAAATAAAAAAATAATGTCTGTAAGTAAAAAGAATATGAAATGTAATGTTGTTCGCACTAGCACTAGAGCGGGGAAGAAAAAGATGGTGAAAGCTTGTGAGGGAGGGAAAGAGAAACTTCTTCATTTTGGTGCTAAAGGTTATGGACATAATTATTCAGCAGCAGCAAGAAAAAGTTTTAGAGCTAGACATAAGTGTGGAGAGAAAAAAAGTAAACTAGGAGCACAATATTGGGCGTGTAAACATTTATGGGCAGGTAAGGGAGGTTCAACTAAATCTTCCCCAAAAAATAGACAAGGAAAATATTAGTATCTTTGTGTAATTAATTAAAATTTAAATCAAATGAAAAAATTAACACAAGAAGAATTACAAAGTCTTCAAAAATCAATAAAGGATTACAATGCTATAAAGCTAAAGTTGGCTGAAACAGTATTACATCAGCAAGCAATAATGGGGGAAATAGGGATGTTGAAGTCTCAGTTTTTACAACAAGAGAAAATATTAATGGATAAGTACGGTAAGGACTCTAGTATTAATACACAAACAGGAGAGGTTACTAAGATAAAAAAATAAAGTTATGCCTAAAATAAGTACGTATGGGTTGCCTATCAATGCCACTGTAGGAGATAAATTAATAGGTACGGATATTTCATCAGTACCTTCTGACAAAACTCTAAACTTTACAGTTCAAAGTATTATAAATTTGGTAGGTGCAGCTACTCTTACTTTACCTGCTTATGATGATGATACGGCAGCAGGTGCAGCAGGCTTAACAGCGGGAAAACTTTTTCAAACCACAGGTGTGGGAGCTCCTCCATTAAATGCAGCAGGAATAGTAATGATTAAACAATAATAAAATGCCTAAGATTAATTCATACGCAATTGTAGATACTCCCTTATTAACTGATAAATTAATAGGTACGGATGTTGGTGGAACACCTGAAAATCAAACTAAGAATTTTACGGTAGAACAGTTAGGGAATACTATAGGTTGGCATAATACAACTACTACTATTACCCCTGCTCAAATGCTTACTGCTAATACTCCTATAGAGCTTATACCTGCTCCCGGTACAGGAAAAACTTTGCAGATTTTAGAGGTTTTGGTTTGTATGCCATTTAATAGTGTGGCTTATAATGCTCCCGCAGATTTTAAGATAAGGATGGGGGGGGAAGTTTTTTATACGTGGACAAACAGCACAGCCTATGGAATAAATATAAATATTTTAGGTAATAGTTATGTGATTGCATTAAAACCTGAATACTTATCTACTCTTGGTGCGACTACTGTTCAAGTGCTAGCAACAGGGAGTAATATTGGTCCTTCATATTCGGGCACTAATAATTTAGAGTTGATAGCTGCCGGGTTACCACCAACACAGGGAGACTCCACTGTATATATAAAAACAACCCATAGAACATTAAACGTAGGGTCAACGATTTAAAATAAAATAAAATGGAAATAAGAAAAATATCAGTAGGTCCTGATTATAAGTCAGGAGCTATGCACTATATAGTAGGTCAAGAAGTGCTTAACGGAAATTATATAATACATTTGATTAAGTATGATAAAGACTCAATGTCAACTAAACTATGGATAATTAATAGAGATAATGAAGTAATATTATGGAAAGAGTTTTCTCCTAATATGCCTGTTTCATTAGAGTATAATATCAACTTCTAATGAGGTCTCCAAAAGAATTTATAGTAAAACCTTTACAAGGTAAACGGTATGATAATACTAAAAAAATAGGTGATGTTGATTTAATATTAAGTACATCGGAGGAAGACCATAATTTTTCTAATCGTCAGGGTGTAGTACAAGCATTACCTTTAGGTTACACCGGACCTATTGAGATAGGTGATATATTACTTGTTCATCATAATGTGTTTAAGTTTTATTATGATATGAAAGGTTACCAAAGAAGTGGTAAAAGTTTTTTTAAAGATGATTTGTTTTTTATAGATAATGACCAATTTTATTTATATAAAAAAAAAGATAAATGGATAGCGCACGATAGGTATTGTTTTATTAAACCTATACCTGTAGAAGATAGTATAATTATGAAAGCTTGTAATAAAGAACCTTTAATGGGCGTGATGGAATATCCAAATAAATACTTAAAAAGTAAAGGGGTTAAAAAGGGAGATAAAGTTTCATACACTCCTTTTAATAATTATGAATTTAGAATAGATGGAGATGTTTTTTATCGTCTTCACGACCATCAAGTAACTATGGTAATATGACATCGAAAGAAATTAAATTAGAAATTATTCAAGCAGGAAGGAGAGCTGTTAAACAATTAATTAAAGTAGCTAAAGAGGAGATAATCAAACCGGACCCTGAAGATGAGTTAGCTGCGGATAGATTAAAAAATGCAGCAGCTACTAAAAAGTTAGCCATCTTTGATGCTTTTGAGATACTTAATAGAATAGATGAAGAACAGGAAAGTATAGAAAGTATGGAAAGGGGTGCAAGTAAAACTGAAACAAAACAAGGATTTGCAGAAAGACGTTCAAAATAAATTATATACTATTGTAGAGGATTATGTTCCTAAAAATGTTCTTTCCAAAAAGAATAGAGCAAAAACTTGGGAATATGGTTATAACGATAAATATGACTTTATTAATATATCTAAAACCGGACAAGTTGGAACTATTATAAATATTAATGGTTTGTTAATAGGGATTCCCCTAGAACCTAAAGAGTGTCTTCAAAGACACAATGATAAAAAAGAACAGTATTGGGAAAGATTAGAATTACCTAAAGCTTTATCAAAAATAAATTCTATTTTTCAATGGAATACAATGTCAACAGAATTTAAGGATAGATGGGTAGATTATATAGAGAAAGAGTTTGATAGAAGAGAAGAGGGAGCTTGGTTTATGAACAATGGTAAACCTACTTACATAACAGGTTCTCATTATATGTACTTACAATGGAGTACGATTGATGTGGGAAACCCTGATTATAGAGAGGCTAATAGAATATTTTTTATTTTTTGGGAAGCGTGTAGGGCAGATAAAAGAAGTTTTGGAATGACTTATTTAAAAATAAGACGTTCAGGTTTTTCTTATATGGGTTCTTCTGAATGCGTTAATGTAGGTACACTTGCTAAAGATTCTAGAGTAGGTATATTATCTAAAACCGGTTCAGATGCTAAAAAGATGTTTACTGATAAAGTAGTTCCTATATCTACAAGATTACCTTTCTTCTTTAAACCTATTCAGGACGGTATGGATAAACCGAAAACTGAATTAGCTTTTAGAGTTCCTGCATCTAAGATTACAAAAAAGAATATGTATAATACTAACACGGAAGAGTTGTATGGATTAGATACCACTATTGATTGGAAGAACACCGACGACAACTCTTATGATGGAGAAAAGTTATTACTCTTAGTACACGATGAAAGTGGGAAGTGGATTAAACCAAATAACATTTTAAACAATTGGAATGTAACTAAGACGTGTTTAAGGTTAGGTAGTAAGATTATAGGAAAATGTATGATGGGTTCTACATCAAATGCTTTAAGTAAGGGTGGGGGTAATTTTAAAAAGTTATACGAAGATTCTGATATAAAAAAAAGAAACGCTAACGGTCAAACTAAAAGTGGACTCTATTCTTTATTTATTCCAATGGAATGGAATATGGAAGGGTTTATTGATAGATATGGAGAGCCTGTTTTTTACACTCCTAAAACAAAGATTAAGGGAGTGGATGGAGAGTGGATAACTAATGGAGCTATTGATTATTGGAAAGCTGAAGTAGATTCTTTAAAAAATGATGCAGATGTTTTAAATGAATTTTATAGACAATTTCCGAGAACAGAAGCTCACGCATTTAGAGATGAAAGTAAAGCTTCTTTATTTAACTTAACTAAAATTTATCAACAAATAGATTATAATGATAGTTTGATTACGGAGCACTTTGTGACGAGAGGAGGTTTTCATTGGAAAAATGGAATAAAGGATAGTGAAGTTATATGGACACCTCATTCTAGGGGTAGGTTTTTAGTTAGTTGGATGCCTGATAAAATTTTGCAAAACAGGGTAATAAATAAAAGGGGAATAAAATATCCTGACAATGACCATTTAGGTTCTTTTGGATGTGACTCTTATGATATATCAGGAACAGTTGGTGGTGGTGGTTCTAATGGTTCATTACACGGTATGACTAAATTTAATATGGATGATGCTCCAAGTAATGAATTTTTTTTAGAGTATGTGGCAAGACCTCAAACTGCTGAGATATTTTTTGAGGAAGTTTTAATGGCGTGCGTGTTTTATGGAATGCCCATATTAGTAGAGAATAATAAACCTCGTTTACTTTATCATTTTAAAAATAGAGGTTATAGAGGATTCTGTATGAACCGACCGGATAAACATTATACTAAATTATCTAGAACAGAAAAAGAATTAGGAGGTATTCCTAACTCCTCAGAAGATGTTAAACAAGCGCACGCGGCAGCGATAGAGTCGTATATTGAAAAATACGTAGGATTAGATTTACAAGAATCGTATAGAGAGGCGGACTTAATGGGTAGTATGTATTTTAATCGTACCTTAGAAGATTGGGCACGTTTTGATATAAACAATAGAACTAAGTTTGATGCCACTATAAGTTCCGGTCTTGCGGTGATGGCTAATCAAAAGCACTTATATATGCCGGAACAAAAACAATCAAAAATAAGTGTTAACTTTGCAAGGTATAATAACAAAGGAAGTTTAAGTCAATTAATAAATAAATGAAAGAAGTAACGATAAACATTATTGAAAAGGGATTTCCAAGTCAATTTGTTTCAGACGCTGAGAAAAATACAGAAGAGTTTGGCTTACAGATAGGACAGGCTATACAATATGAATGGTTTAGAAAAGACAGTAACAGTTGTAGGTATTATGGTCAATGGAGGGATTTTCAAAGATTACGATTATATGCTAGGGGGGAACAACCTATTGGTAAGTATAAAAATGAATTAGCGATAGATGGTGATTTATCTTATTTAAATCTTGATTGGACTCCGGTTCCTATCTTACCTAAGTTTGTGGATATTGTAGTTAATGGAATGGCGGATAGGTTATTTAAAGTTAATGCCTACGCACAAGATGCTATGTCTCAATCTAAACGTAGTAAGTATCAACAAATGATAGAAGGTCAAATGGTGGCTAAACCTGTGTTAGAACTTATTCAACAAAAATCAGGTGTAAATCCTTTTTCTATGGAGCCTGATGATTTACCTCAAACTGACGAAGAGTTATCACTGTATATGCAACTTAATTATAAGCCGGCTATTGAGATTGCACAAGAAGAGGCTATAGATACTTTGTTTGATGAAAATAAATATATTGATTTAAGAAAAAGATTTGATTACGATTTAACGGTATTAGGAATATCTATAGCTAAACACGAGTTCTTACCCGGAGCGGGAGTTAAAGTAAGTTATGTAGACCCGGCTAATGTGGTATACAGTTATACTGAAGACCCACACTTTAAAGATTGTTTTTATTGGGGTGAGATTAAGACTCTTGCAATGACAGAGTTATTAAAGATAGACCCTACTTTAACAAATGATGATTTAGAAAAAATATCTCAGTATAGTCAAAGTTGGTACGATTATTACAATACCGCACAGTTTTATCAGAATGATATGTTTTATAGAGATACGGCTACAGTAATGTATTTTAATTATAAAACTACCAAAAAAGTAGTATACAAAAAAAAGTTATACGATAATGGTGCGTCTAAAGTAATTGAAAAAGATGATGAGTTTAATCCTCCACAAGAAATGATGGATGAAGGTAGATTTGAAAAAATAGAAAAAACTATAGATGTATGGTATAATGGAGTAATGGTAATGGGTACTAATATAATATTAAAATGGGAGTTAGCTGAAAATATGGTAAGACCTAAATCAGCTAATCAATATGCTTTACCAAATTATGTAGCAGTTGCTCCTCGTATGTATAAAGGTTCTATAGAATCTTTAGTTAGAAGAATGATTCCATTTGCAGATTTAATTCAAATAACTCATTTAAAATTACAACAAGTAATTGCACGAGTTGTTCCTGATGGTGTATTTATAGATGCGGATGGATTAAATGAAGTGGACTTAGGTACGGGGAATGCTTATAACCCTGAAGATGCTTTACGAATGTACTTTCAAACAGGTAGTGTTATTGGTAGAAGTTACACTCAAGATGGGGATTATAACCAAGCTAAAGTTCCTATTAAAGAGTTAAACTCTAGTTCCGGCTCAGGTAAAGCTCAAATGCTTATATATAACTATAATCATTATTTAGATATGATTAGAGCGGTAACAGGATTAAATGAAGCGAGAGATGGTTCAACTCCTGACCCTAGGTCATTAGTAGGTACACAAAAATTAGCAGCCTTAAATTCTAATACAGCCACACGACATATTCTTGATGGTAGTTTGTATATATATAGAACTTTAGCCGAAGCTCTATCTTATAGAGTGGCGGATATATTAGAGTATGCAGATTTTAAAACAGACTTTATAAATAAGATAGGTAAATACAATGTGTCTATTCTAAATGACACAAAAGATTTATATATATATGACTTTGGAATATTTATTGAAGTAGCTCCTGATGAAGAACAGAAAGCTCAATTAGAGCAAAATATTCAAATGGCATTATCTAAACAGGATATTAATTTAGAAGATGCTATTGATATTAGAGAGATACGTAATTTGAAACTTGCTAATCAACTTCTTAAATTAAAAAGAAAACAAAAGCAAGAAAGAGAAGAACACAATATGATGCAGAAACAAGCTATGCAAGGAGAGCAACAATTAAAGGCTCAACAGATGTCTCAACAACTTGCTCTACAAAAATTACAAGCAGAACAGCAGGCTAAATTACAACAGCAACAGGCTCAGATAGCTTTTGAAATAGATAAAATGAAACAGGAGGCTTTATTAAAAGCTCAGTTAATGGAACAGGAATTTAGTTACAATATGCAATTAAGAAATATTTCTGAAGGTGCATTAGGTGCTAGAGAGGAAAAGAGAGAAACAGCGAAGAGTGATAGAATTAGTCAACAAAACTCAGAACAAAGTAAGTTAATTAATCAGAGAAAGAATAATCTCCCTCCTCAAAACTTTGAATCAAACGAAGATAGTTTAGATGGTTTTGATTTCGCAGAATTCAACCCTAGATAATCGTCTAAAAACGTATTATAAAATTGTTTAACTTTGTATAAAATTGAATTAAAATGGAATTAAAAGTAAGAGCCGTAAATGATGGAGGCGAAAAATCATCACAGCAAGTAGAACAAGAACTACTTGATAAGCACGAGAAAACTCTTGAACAGAAAGACAATGCTCCTGTAGCAACAAACGTTCAAGGTAATGAAGAAACTAATTCTCCGGTAACTGAAATAGTTGCAGAGAATAAACCTGAAGAGTCGCAAGACTTGACAGAAGAACAAGTTCTTTCACATATTAATACTAGATACGATAAAAACATCGAATCGGTAAATCAATTGTTTGAAGAAAGAAATTCTTCAGAGGAATTACCGGAAGATGTGGCTGCGTATTTAAAGTATAAAAAAGAAACAGGTAGAGGCATTAATGACTATGTTAAATTAAACAAAGATTTTAGTGCTATGGAACCTGATACTTTGCTAAGAAACTATTTTAAAGAAACTGAAGAGGGACTTGATGATGAAGATATAGACTTTAAAATGGAAGAGTTCGGTTATGACGAAGAGATTGATGAACCGTCAGATGTAAAAAGAACTAAGATAGCAAAGAAAAAACTTATTGCTAAAGCTAAGAAATACTTTACAGCACAAAAGGAAAAGTATAAACTACCCCTCGAGTCGAGTGGGGATGTTGTTTCTCAAAGTGACAGTAAAGAATATCAAGAGTATAAGCAATATTTAAAGGATGCTAAAACCTATAATGAGGAAAGCACTAGAAAAGGGGAGTGGTTTGATAAGAAAACTAACGAACTTTTTAATAGTGAATTCAAAGGTTTTGAGTTTACGTTGGATGATAGAAAAGTTATTTTCTCTCCGGGTAACGCAGGCGAGCTTAAAAAGTCTCAATCGAGTCCAATGAATTTCGTAGGAAAATATTTGGATGAAAACGGGATGATGAAAGATGCGCGGGGTTATCATAGAGCTTTAGCAATCGCGATGAATCCTGATAGGTTTGCGGACTTCTTTTATGAACAAGGCAAATCTGATGCAACTGATAGTGTTATGCGTAAGACAAAAAATATAAATATGTCTGAACGTAGAGTACCTGAAGTAACGCAAAAGGGAGGATTAAAGTTTAAAACAATGAACCCGAGCTCAGGCAAAGGTTTGAAGATTAAAAGTATTAAAAGAAAATAATTAACATTTAAAATATAAAGATATGGCAGGAGCAGTATTAGCAACGCCGGGATTTGATTTACAGCCTAGTGCACAACAAGTCCCGACATCGACAAATTACATTACCGATTTTAACTTTTTAAATCAGTATCTACCTGATACTTATGAAAAAGAGTTTGAAAGATATGGTAATAGAACTATCTCATCATTTTTGAGATTAGTTGGTGCAGAAATGCCTTCAATGTCTGACCAAATAAAATGGGCAGAGCAAGGAAGGTTGCACACAAAGTATACACAATGTGGTTCAACAGCAGCAGCAGCGGCAACAACAGGTATATTCCAAGTGAATGACCCGGCAGCACCCGCAGGTCTAGTTGCTCCAAGTGGAACAACAGCAACTAACCCGTTTACAGCAACCGCGGCTATCGCTGTTAGAGTAGGACAAACAGTAATGCTTGTTCAAAATAATGGTTCAGGTAGTAATAAAGCGATTGTAACGAATGTAGATGTGGCTAACAACCGATTTACGGTATCATTTTATGATAACGGTGGTTATGCAGGTGCCGGTGGTGGTGCTTTCGTAGACACTGATGTAACAGTATTTATTTACGGTTCAGAGTTTGCAAAAGGAACTGACGGTATGGTTGGTTCACTTGAAGCAGACGATTACATATTTGCAAATAACCCTATCATTATAAAAGATAGATATAATGTAAGTGGTTCAGATATGGCACAAATCGGATGGATTGAAGTAACTACCGAAGATGGTGCAGCAGGTTACTTGTGGTACTTAAAATCGGAGCACGAAACAAGACTTAGATTTGATGATTACTTAGAAACAGCAATGGTTGAAGCAATGCCCGCTACTACAGCAGCAGGGGGTTCAGGTGCAGCAACAGCAGGTTTTATGGGGTCTGAAGGTGTTTTCTACGCAGTAGAGAATAGAGGAAATGTTTGGGGTGGTGGAAATCCAACTACTCTAGCAGATTTCGATGCTATGATTGGTAGATTAGACAACCAAGGCGCTATAGAAGAGAATGTAATTTTTGTTGACAGAAACTTCGGTTTTGATATCGATGATATGTTAGCAGCACAAAACTCTTATGGTGCGGGTGGTACATCTTACGGATTGTTTGACAATGACGAAGAGATGGCTTTAAATTTAGGTTTCTCAGGTTTCCGTAGAGGATATGACTTCTACAAGTCTGATTGGAAATACTTAAATGACCCAACAATGAGAGGTGGATTACCAACAGGAGCAAATTCAGGACGTATTAACGGACTTCTTGTACCTGCGGGTTCTACATCTGTATATGACCAAATTCTTGGTAAAAACGCTAAGAGACCTTTCTTACACGTTAGATATCGTGCTTCAGAAACTGAAGATAGACGATACAAGTCGTGGATTACAGGTTCAGCGGGAGGAGCAAGAACTTCTAGCTTAGATGCTATGGAGGTACACTTCTTATCTGAGAGAGCTTGTTGCGTTTTAGGCGCAAACAACTTCTTCTTATTTCAAGAGTAGTAGTTAGATTAGAAATGGGAGTGTCTTTAAAGACACTCTCTTTTCTTTTTTTTTATAAATTATATTAAATTAAATTAAGATGAAAAAGACAACACAAAAATTCGTAGATAAAACCTACAAACTAAAAAGAGCAGCCGCTCCCCTTTCTTTTATATTACCAACAAGACATACTAAAAGATTTCCTTTATTACACTTTGATGAACAAACAGGTGTTAATAGAGAGTTAAGATATGCTAGAAACCAAAAGAGTGTATTTGTAGATGAGCAAGATGGAAACGTATTAGTTGAACCTGTAATATTTGAAGATGGTTTTTTAATGGTAAGAAAAAACAATCAAATGTTACAACAATTTTTACAGTACCACCCTTTAAATGGACTTAAATTTGAGGAAGTTGATAAAGAAAAAGATGCTTCTGAAGAATTAGAGTTATTAAATTTAGAGGTAGATGCTTTAGCTGAGGCTCAAGATTTAGATATATCTAAAGCTGAAAGTCTTGTTAAAGTAATATATGGTAGAGACACTTCTAAGATGACAAGTGCAGAAATAAAAAGAGATATATTAGTATATGCAAGACAAGAACCTGAAGAGTTTTTGAATTTATTAGATGACACTATGGTTGATATCCAAAGTAAAGTTCAAACATTTTTTGATGAAGGTTTATTAGTTGAAAAGAAAAAAGGAGCAATCCATTTTGATACAGCTAAAAATAAAAAGAGAATGGTTGTAGTACCTAATGGTGAAGACAAACTTTTTATTGTAGCATCTTTCCTTCAAAGTGATGAAGGTATAGAAGCTTTAAAAATGCTTGAGAAAATATCTGAAATAGACGTGGAATAAATTCGTATATTTGTATCGAGAATATTCTCACATAATTATTTTATTTTTTTTATTATGCAAAAATATATAAGTATTCCGGTTAAGAACGAACAAAATCAGTTAGTTCTTGTAAATGACATTGCTATTATAGAGCAAACTTCAACAACTAAAGTAGAAATTCATTATACTTCAGGTAAAAAAGTTGAGGTTAACCACGATGCTATGGCTGCTAACAATGAAGAAATTAGAGATAGACTTCAAGACCACGTTGTAGCGTGCCTTGAACAATCTTGGACTAATGTTACTAATCAAGTAACTTTTAATGGTATTTCTGATGCAGCAGGTGGAGTGGTAGAGGTTACAAGTTTAGCATTTGCTTAATCGTAATTTATTTCACAAGCAAGAGAGAGGGCAAAAAAAACTTGCCCTCTTTTTTTTTCTTATCTTTGTATCTATGATAAACGAAGTAAGAAATGCGGTACTTGCATTTTTAAATAAAAACAACTATGGTTATATAACACCTCAAG